ACAACTCAATATGCAATTGTTAAATTATGGGGAGGGGGAGGTGGAGGAGGTGGCGTATCATCTACTACGGCTTCATCTGGATGTGCAGGGGCTGGAGGAGCAGCTGGAGGATATACTGAAAAAAGAATAACAATGACTGCAAGTACATGGTTTAATTATGGAGTAGCAACAGCTGTATTGGGAGGTGTAGGATCTGTGAGTGGTCTTTCAGGAAATGCAACTATATTTTCTGGATCTACAGTATTATGTGCATCAGGAGGAACAGGAGGAAGTGGAAAAGCACAGAGTTCAACTGCCGGAAAAGTATCTATTCCTGGTGTAGGAATTGTAGGATATAGTGGTGATATAACTAATGCTGGAGAAAATGGTCAACCTGGATTAATGATAAGTCAAGTTGTAGGAATTGGTGGAGCGGGAGGTGGACAAAATGGAGCGTCTGCCACCGTTGCTGCAGGAAATGGAAATAATGCCATAGGACCTGGTGGCGGTGGGGGTGGGGCTTTATTAATTACGTCTGGAACACAGTCTGGTGGATCTGGTGGAGCAGGAGTTTTAATCATTGATGAGTATTCAGCATAGGAGAATTATGTATTATTTATTAATTATATTATTAAGTGTATTTATATGTTTTACAGATTATTATGCGACTAATTTAACTGATATAGTTTCTACCGCAGATACAACCACGGTTGTAATTTCTACAAGTACTACAAATACTGTGGAAAGTCCAGAAAAGGCTTCTATTTTTTATTTTAATAATTATGTTACAGCGGGAACTGCGGTGTCATATACTTTACCTACAGCGGGAATTGCAAAACAGAGATGCTATAAAAATTATACAGGAAAATCAGGAACAATCACAATTCAAACTTCTGCAGCAGGGCAATATATAGATGTAATTGGAGTTGCAACTGCATCTGGAGGATATGTTATATCTAGTGGAGCATTAGGAGATGGAGCTTGTGTTGTGGGAATAGATTCAACACATTGGATATTATATATAAATCAAGGAACTTGGGCTGTTCATTAAGAAAGGAATTTATGAATGTTAGATATAACACAATTGATCTCATTCGAGATCAGTACTGAATGTAATTTAAGTGAACGACATAAAAATATATGTCCTATTGGAAAAAGAAAAAAAATAAGTGATAAAGTTTTAACTGATGAAATTATTATAAAATCAATATTTGATGCATATAATAATGGATTCACTGGCTTTATTGCTTTTCATTTTTATAATGAGCCAATGATGAATTCTTTAAGAATGTTTTCATTAATGGATAATATAAGAATGGAAGTTCCTAGATGTAGATTTTTACTTTGGACAAATGGAACTATATTAATACAAGATCCACATTTATTAATGTTTGAAAGAACTTATATTAGTAATTATTTTAAATTACCTTTTGAAATTTTAGATAAATTTTTTAATAATATAATGATAAATGATGGCGGTGAAGAACCTATGGATTCTAGATTAAAAAATGAAAAATGCGAACTAAATTATAATTCTTGTGGTTTTGCTATTCATGATTTTGCTATTAATAATTCAGGAGATGTTCATTTATGTTGTTATGATTGGGAAAATGAAATAAAAATAGGAAATATATTTGATTTAAATATTGTAGAACTTTCAAAAAAGAAATGGGAAATTATAAAAAACTTATGGTGGGGAATGAATGATAACTCACCTAAAAGATGTCTGACATGTATTAATCGTCATGATTTATGTAAATTTGAAGATAATATATATCGGAAAACTTTAGAAAGGAATTATGAAAGAAGATCAAATTAAATATGGTAATGATTGGGAAAGAACTGTATTAGGAAAAGATGATGAAATAGATGCTGAAATATATTCTAGAGAAATATCTAGATATAAATTTGCATCACAATATATTAAACCTAAAATGAAGGTTTTAGAATTTGGATGCTCATCAGGATTTGGTACTAAATTTTTACCTAAAGATATAGATTATACTGGAGTAGATTATTCAAAAGAAATAATTGAATATGCAACAAGAAATTTTGGTGATAAAAATCATAAATTTATTTGGAAATCTATAGATAAATATTTAGAAAATATAAAAGATGAATATGATGTTATAATTGCATTTGAAGTTCTTGAGCATATTAATAATGGAAGAGAAATTGCACAAAAATTAAAAGAATATTGTAAAACATTATTACTTACATGCCCTTATAGAGAACCAGTAGGATTTTGGGGAAAACATCATATATTACATGGTTTACAAGAAAAAGACTTTCCTCAATTTGAATATAAATATATGCATATTAATGGAGAAATTGAAAATTATCCAACAATTGAAATTGCTAATTTGATGATTATGACTTGGGAAAAAGGAAAAGAATATAAAGATAGAAAAAGAGTTCTTTGTTCTATTCCTACAAAAAATAGATATGATGCACTTTTTCAATGTTTACAAGCAGTTGCTTTTCAAACAATTAAACCTGATAAAGTTATAGTGTATGATGATGGCGAGCATAAAGATTTAAGAGAAGACCCAATAGGAAGATATATATTTCCATTATTAAATAAACAACGAATTGAATGGGAAGTTGTTTTCTTAGATGGTAAAGGTCAACATATTGCTCATCAAATGGCAAATACTTCAGGATATGATTATGTATGGAGATTAGATGATGATAATGTTCCTGAACCTGATGTATTAGAACGATTACTTTTTCATATGAAAGATGATGTTGGTGGTGTAGGTGGAGCAGTTTATGAAATGAATCGTTTAGTTGCAGGAGGAACATCTAAAATAAATGATTTTTATCATAAATCTAATATTCAATGGGCTCCAAATCAAGGAATACATGAAGTAGATTTTCTTTATAGTTCGTTTTTATATCGAGCAGGAATTGTTGATTATAAACATTTAATGAGTCCAGTTGCATTTCATGAAGAAACTATTTTTAGTCATAGATTAAAAAGAGCTGGTTGGAAATTAATTGCAGATACATCTATACATACTCATCATTTTAAAAGTCCTCATGGTGGGACTAGAGTTGATGGTATGGAATGGGCTTATGCTTTTGATCATAGAGAATTTATACAAATAATGGAAAATGAATTTAAAATTAAGTTAATTCATTTAGGTGTTGGTCTAGGTGATAATTATGCCTTTAAACATATATTACCAGATTTAAAAAAGAAATATGAAACTATAATATTAGGAACTTGTTATCCAGAAGTATTTGAAAGTGAAGATATTATTATAATCCCTTATGAAGAAGCTAAAAGAAATAGTCAAGAAAATATATATGATTGGATGGCAGAACATAATTGGAAAGGAAATTTAACAGATGCCTATAGATCTATGTATTTGAATAAGTGAAAGGTATATTGAATTATGATATTAATATCTCCATTTTCTAAAAAATTAAGAAATGGAATGCCAAAACATCCAAAAGATTATCCTTATTGGAAAAAATTAGTAAAACTTTTAAAGGATAATATTATTCAAATTGGAATTGAAGGTGAAAAGAAATTAACTAAAGATTTTAGAAAAAATTTATCATTAAAAGAAATTGAAGAATTAGTAAAAGAATGCAAATATTGGATTTCAGTTGATTCTTTTTTACCTCATCTTGCAAAACATATTGGTAAAACAGGTGTAGTAATATGGTCTGTTTCAGATCCAGAAATATTTGGTTATAAAGAAAATTTAAATATTTTAAAAGATAGAAAATATTTAAGAAAAAATCAATTTAGTATATGGGAGCAAGAAAGTTATAATGAAGATGCATTTTTAAAACCTGAGGAGATAATTAAATTGATTGAGGAAAAATGTCAAATATAACTTTTAATGAACAAGGGTATGTAATTAATAATGAATTTGATGAAACTGGTCGTATATCAAGTGAAACTGGAAGATTTGAATTATCTGAAGAAATTGGAGGAATTGTTTTCGGTGGATCATCTGTTATTACAAGAGGTGTTAATGTAACAGAATTCCTTTCTATATTTGTTAATGGTAATTCTGATATTAAAATAAATAAAGTATTTCCAAATAGAATAATTAGTCAAGGTGGAATTGTTTTTAATGGTAATTCTGAAATTATTCATAGTGGTAATGAAATAATTACAACTATTGGTGGC